GGTCCAGAGTCGCGGTCGGGTTACCCGAGTCCACGTACCGCATGTGCAGCGTGCGGCCCTCACCAGACTCGGGGTGCTCCACCCGCCACTGGATCACGTGCCGCGGCGACAGCCACGCCTTGAACGCCCTGTATCGGGCAGTCCAGGCCGCCGACCCGCCGTCGTGGTACAGGTAGATCGGCAGCACCACCTCACGCTCCGGGGCGCGGTACCCATGGAACCGGGACCCGTGCAGCACCGGAGAATCGCTAGTGAAGATGTCCCACTGCGGGTCATCCATCCCCGTGATGCCGTCCCGCGTCAGGAACACACCAGTACGCGGCGCCGACACCTCCCACTCGGTCCCATCAGGCATGATCAGCAGGTGCCGGGTGCGCTGCCAGATGCCAGTATCAACCGGCGGGCCAACAACAGGAGGCCCCTCATCCGGGGCAGTCAAAACAACAGCCGTCACGTCATCGCCCCCGATCGCAGAAGGTCACCGGTGTAGGCGGCTGTCTTCCTCGCGTAGTCACGGACGCTCGTGGGGTCCAAGTGGAAATGCTGCTCAATCGTCCGGGCGCCACCGCTAGAGGCCACAGTGCTGATGTCCTTCCACTGCTTGTTCGTCAACACAGCCTCCGGCTTGCGGGACAGGTTCAACGCCATCTGGCCGTGGCCCAGCAGGCCGCCGTCGTCGTAGACCCCGGGCCGGCCAACATTGCGCGGCGCGTTACCCCAAATGCGCTCCCCGCCACCGTGCGATGCGACGTGCACGTGCCACACGTGCCCCGGGTCATTACCACCAGTGCTGCCCAGCCGGCCCCAGCCGCCGCCCTGCCACAGCCGCCAGTTGTAGATCACCTGACGGATACCAAGCTGGGCCGCGTTCTGCGCGGCGTAAGCAGCCGTCGCGGCCAACGCCGACGACGGGCCGTAGAAGTCCACCGCGTTACCAGTGCGGTGCGGCCCAACCATCGACTGTGACAGCGAATGCATCCCACGCAGCCCAGGAATGGCGTTCCAAATGTTCCAGGCCGCCGCGTTCATCGCAGCGGTAGCACCCTGGATACGCCCCGTTGCCCCGGACTCCTTAAAGCCTGGACCCAGGACGCCCTTCATCACGTCGTCCTCGCCCCGGATCCAGTCCATCAGACTGTCCACGGCGCTGGTCATGGTGTCGCCGAACAGCTCACCGGTGGAGCCATACCCGGACAGCCCGCCAGCGATCCGGTCCACAATCGGGTCCAGGACGGCCCCAGCCAGGTCAGCCAGGCCACCACGCACCCAGTCCACCGCAGAGCCGACAGCGTTAGCGATGCCACCCCAAATGCCACCATCCGGCGGGCGCGACTCCGAGAAGTCCTCACCAGTGCCCGGACCGCCGCGGGCCAGCATGCCGGCTGTCTCAGAAGCGGTATAGACGTACCCGGCCTGAGGGAAGCGCACCAGCTCCGGGCCTTCCTCACCAACGAGTGCCCAGCCCTTCTTGGCGTGCCCACCCTTGGCGTACATCGGCAACTCGCTGGCCGTGTTCAGCCGGGTGTCGATACCAATCGCATCAGCGACCCTGTTGAACACACTTGCGATGCCGTCGTTCCAGACGTTGCGGATCACCCAGTTGATGGGCCGGCGGAACGTGTTAGCCACCGTCTCCCAGATGTTCCTGATCCGGTCGCGGGCATCAGCCACCCGGTCACCCAGCCATGACAGGCTGTCCCGGAACCGTTGGAACACGTTGTTGTCGATCCAGTTGTAGGCAGCCTGGAACGAGCCCTTCAGCGAGTTCCAGTAGCCCTTCATGTCATCGACCCGGTTAGAGAAGAAGTTCTTCACCGCATTGAATGCGTTTCGGAACGGGTTAAATACCCCACTCCTGATGTTATTCCACGTAGTCAGCAACCGGTTCTTCAGGTTCTCCCAGGCGTCCCGGATCTGCTGGGAGTCCCCAGAGAACAGCGACCTCACCAGCGAGAACGCAGCCCGGAACACTGAGAACACGTTAGTGTCGATCCAGTTCCAAACGTTCGACAGGGTGTCACGCAGCCACCGGAACGTGGACCCGATAGCGCCGCTGTCGTTCTCGAACCAATCTGTCAGCTGAGAGAACCGGTCCGAGAAAGCGCTGAACACATTGTCGCGGATCGATCCCCACCCAGCAGCCAGGCCGTCGCGGACGCCATTCCAGGCGCCCTTAATGTCCTCACCCCGATCAGTGAACCAACCGCCGACACTGGACAGGCCATCCTTCAGTGAGTCGAAGGTGCCAGTGATCGAATCCCACGCGCCCGAAATGGTGCCCTTAATGCCGTCCCAGACCTCGCCCGCCGTGTCGCCAAGGCCGCCGAACCAGTCGCCAACGTCACTCAGCCACTCACCGATCGACTCGAACACGCCCTTCAGCCAGTCCCACACACCGGAGACGGCGGACTTCACACCCTCCCAGGCGCCGGTTACTACGTTGCGGAAAGTCTCAGACCGGTTCCAGGCCAGCACCAGCGCACCGACCAATAGGCCGATGACGGTTAGCACAATCCCGAGCGGGTTGGCCCGCATCGTGCCGTTGAGGATCCTCTGAATCGTGTTCCAGGTAGCAGTGACGGCGGCAGCAATCCGCACGTAGGCGTTATAGGCAACCAGGGCCACCCGCGCAGCGACAATGCCCGCAGCCACAGCCACCAGCACATCCTTGTTGTCCATCAGCCAGCCCCACATATCCCGCAGGACAGGGACCACAGTGTTCTGGACGTAACCGAACGCGCTGCGCAGGACGTCGCCGACAGTTTCGAACACGTCGCGGAACTGGCCGCCCACGCCCTCGCCGTCGCGGAACTCCTGGATGAAGTTGCCGACCACCTCAGCCGCGCTGGACAGCCAGTCGCCGATGGCCTCACCGATGCGCTGGGCTATCGGCTCGATGCTCTCAAACCACCCCGACAGGGCATTGATGCCATCCTTGATCGCCGGGAACACGCCCTCCAGCAGGCTCGCCCCGAACCGGGCCATGTAAGCGCCCAGGTTCTCGAACGAGCCGCGCATGGTGCCGCCGGCCTCCTGGGCTGAGCCGCCCAGGTTCTCCTCCATCGCCGTGGAGAACAGATCGAAATCGACCTCACCGGCCGAGACCATCTCGCGGGCGGCCTCCTGGGTCACGCCCATCTCGTCAGCGACCATCTGCAAGATCGGGATGCCCCGCTGCTGCATCTGGTTGACTTCCTGCATCGACAGCCGGTTAGAGGCAGCTACGGTGCTGAAGATCTGCGACATACCGTCCATGTCGCCACCAGCGATCGTGGCGGCGTCACCGATCAGCCGTAGCTGGCTCTCCAGCTCCTCGCCCGGCTCGATGCCGGCAGCGACCATCTGGGCGGCAGTGGTGGCCATCTTGTCCATGCGGATTGCGGTGCCCTCGGTGGAGTCCATCGCGTTCTGCATGATCAGATCGACGTTCTCGGCCGAGTGGCCCAGGCCCCGCAGCATCGCCTCGGCGTCCTCAATAGCCGTCAGCCGTGAGAAACCGGAGGCCATGGCAGCGCCCAGCCCGCCAGCTATAGCCCCGCCTGCGAGGATCGCGCCGCGCTTGCCCCACTTAGCTAGGGATGCGCCGATCCTGGAGCCGCCGGTCTGGCCGGCACGCTCTCCCGCATTGCCGAGCTCGCGGGAAATCTCCCGCTGCATGTTGCTGAACGACGGCCGGATAAGCACACTGGCAGATCCAACGACAGCCACGGACGATCACCGGCCCTTCACTGTTGAGTTGGTTGACGCATAGACAAACGCACATACATGCGCTACGGTGAAGGCATGGCCAAGGAACCAATGAAGTCCCGAGTCATTCGAGTCTCCGACGAACTCTGGAAGGCCGCTAAGGAGCGAGCCGACGAGCGCGGGGAGACAGTCAGTGAAGCCATCCGCAAGTTCCTAGAGAGGTACACCCGATGAGAGCGCAGACACCCGACGAGAAAGCCGCCAAGAAGATTGCACGAGCCGAGAAACGCGCCGCCCGCCAGGCCCGCGCGAACGAACGTCAGCAGGCCACCGCAGCGAAACTGGCCGAACTGAACATGAACGCCCGATTTGAGGGCTGGAACCTCTCAGGTGGCCGACTCTCGAAAGGGCTGGTGAAGAACCACGACGTCGCCGGCGCGGTAGCCGACTTCCAGCACGGCGCGAACATCGGGAGCCGTATTACCGTCACGCGACTCGCCCTCACCGGGATCTTCGCCTTCGGGCTAAAAAAGGACAGGAACAAGGTGTACGTCCTCGTTGAACTCGCAGACGGCCAACGGGAGTTGATCGAAGCGAAAGCCAAGGAGGAAAAGGCTGCTCGCAAGTTCGCGGACGCGATCAACGCAGCGAGCCGCCACTACGCCGACGCCTAGAAGTCCTCGGGGCCAAACCCGAACTGGCCTAGAACGTTGTGTGCCCAGGCGCGCTCAAGGCGAGCCATGGCCTTATCGACCTCAGTGGCGGGTGTTGGGTAGTCGGTGATCGGGCTGGGCTTGCCGCCGCCGGATGCGATGACGGCGGCCCTCAGGCCAAGCACGGACTGGATCAGGTCGCGCAGCAGGTTCGCGTGCAGGTCGTACTCAGAAAGCCGGGGGGACCAGGGCTTGCGGGCCTGCTCGCCCTGCTCCTGTAGTTGCCGCTCACGATCCTCGGCGATGAGTTGAGCCTGCTCGGGGTCGTTGAGGATCGCCTCGTTCAGCCGCGAGGCACTGGGCAGCTGGTCGATCAGGTCCAGCAGTGCCCGGAAGCGCCTCTGTCGCCACAGCAGGCTGAGATCCGTGCCGGGGTATCTCTCAGCGAGGTCGGCACGGACCTCAGCCCGGTAGTGACCGATCAGGCTGTAGAGGCGGGCCCTTCCCCCTCTGTGCCCCACTGGCGCTCGTACTTGTCCATGACGCGGCGGATCACCGGGTTCAGGCGCCGGTAGGTGGGGAACGCGTCCACCAGCGCCGTGTAGTCATCCACGCTCAGCCACCGCTTGAGTGCCGGGGTGAGGATGCCGCTGTTCAAGCCCTTACCCACTTCACGGAAGAAGCTCTCGGCCTCTTCTAGGGGCATGTCGTACACATCGGGGAATGTGATCGTCTTGCCGCCCTTGAGGGCGATCTTGATCGGGTCTGGGTTCTCCGAGACGTCATCGAGGTCTGCTACGGAGATAACGTTCTTGGGCTTGTCGCCTGCCATGGTGGTGCCTTTCCGGGGTGATTTGGCGGGTCAGAAGTTGGTCACAGCGAAGTCGCCGTGGCTCTTTCGAGCAGCAGCGTCGTAGGCACGTGCTGCCTCCTCGGGACTGTTGAAGTAGCCGAGCGTCCGTTGGCGGTCTGCGAAGGTGATGCGTGCTCGCCACCGGTTCCTTGACGTCTGCGAGACGCCTTTGAGGCCTGATGAGCCATGCGACGCGGGGCCACGGTTGCGCTGGTTCTCGACGTTCGACGCCTCCCGTAGATTGGAGCGCCGATTGTCGAGCCCGTCTCGGTTGATGTGGTCCGTCATGGTGTAGTCGGCCAGGAAGGTGTGCAGGAACTGGAGCCGGGTACCCCCGCCGGGATGGGGGACGGTGCGGGCGGCGTAGTAGGTATTCCGCTTCCGCTGTGCGTGCCACTTATGGGCGAACACGGCAGCTGCATCTGCGGTGTCGATGATCGCCACCTGTCCCTGCGTCAGTGGGACTTCCGCCGTTGCGCCTGACATGGCTACTTCTTGTCGGCCTGTACCGGCTTCGGCGTTGGTGCCGATACCGGCGTTGGTGCCGGCGCCGGAGCAGCTGGCGCAGACTCCTGCTTCCGATAGCCCTGATTGAGCAGATCTACCCGCTCACTGGGGTTGGTGGTGGTGGTCGTGTGCTTGCCGTCCTTGCTGACGTACTTGGTCATGACGCGTCCTCTCGATATGAGTAGGTCGGGTGTAAGGAGGTGGTGCCCGACCGGCGGCGCGACACCCGGAGCGCATACCGCCGGCCGGGGTCTGTGTCAGTCGCCGCCAGAGCCCGGTTCAGTGGTGCGTCCGGGCTTACGGATCACCTGCACCCGCTCACCCGCTTCGACCGAGTGGGTCGTGAAACCGACGTGATTGCCGTCGGACCAGATGTAGTTCTTGGCCCGGCCATCGGCGTCGGACTGCACAAGCGACCCGGCAGGGATCCGCTCAGATGCCTCCACCGTCCAAGACGTGGCCCCGGTGATCCGGACGTTCACAATGTCGCCCTCGGTGAGGCTGCCCGTCGAGACCAGATCAGGGGTAGTGCCCAGTCCGGCCGGGATCAGGTAGACAGTCTCCCAGCCTGCCTCAGGGTCGCCCTCGGTGTTGACGCCACCCAGGCCGATCATTCGGTACGCCGGGATGTCCTGGGTCACCTTTGCTTTGAAGCGCGCCATCGCCTCAGCCCTCCACGCCGCCGTTGCCGGACTGGTAGCCGAGCACGTCGGCATACCGCACAGCAGCGGTGCCGCCCAGGTAGTGCCGCACTGGGGTGCCTAGGTCCTCATCAGCGAACACATCCAGGGTGATCTCGCGCTGGATAGCGCCCTCCTTGGCCCAGGACTCCTCACCGACCGAGGCGAGCTTCACCGTGGGGAAGCCCTTGCCCAGGATCCAGTTGTTCGCCGCCGGACCGTCAGAGGCGATCACCAGGAACCGGTACTCCGAACCAATCGGCAGGTCGGCCTCATCGAAGACAACCTCGCCGTTCTCGCCCTGGGCGATGCCGGACAGGTCGGCCCCGTACATCAATTCATTCAGGTTGCGACGGCCGGTCTCCATGGCGGTGAAGCTGATCGAGCGAGCTACACGAGTGATGTCAGAGCGCACAAAAGACGAGTACCCGAGCGCGTCGATGTCGTCCTTCTCGATGTCACGGCCGAACGTGTACCCGTCCGGGGTGACGATGCCGATAGGCAGGTACCCATCGGACTTCAGGTCCACTGGGAGGCTGTCCTCACCAGTTAGCGCCTCGGGCAAGTCCACGTCCATCGGCGCCAGGAGACCAACAGCACGCTGGACCTTCCTGACCAAGCCGCGACTGTCCGCTTCTGCTTGCAACTCAGCGAGAGTGGGCATGACAAAATCCCCTTTCAAGAGGGCTATTGGGTTGAGCCCGCAGCGGGGCATTTACACGGTCCGGGTGTGGTCTATTGGGGCCGATGCGTCACCAGGAACCCAACGCGGGCCTGGTTCACATCAGCGGGGAATGGCACATCGTGAGGGGTGATGTCGCACCGGACCTCATCGACGTAACCGGCTTGCAAGTCGTGGTCGGCGCCGTTGTTGACTAGCAGCGTCTTGATCGCCTCAGCGACCTCCACAGCGGCCGTGCCAGGGGCGTACACCTCGACAGTGAGGCGGTCGGTGCGGTCATAGTCGCCCTCGTTGCCGCCCGTGGTGTACAGGGCCACCGATGCCTTGTCGTCGCCCACGTTCAGGTAGTCACCGGGCAGTTGATAGAAGGCGAACGCTTGACGGTCAGTGCCGGTGAGGTCGGTGAACCAGCGGCCATCGATCAGCTCGAACGCGGCCTCGCGGACCAGGTCTGACACATAGGTGAGGTTCAT